ATCTCACCGGAAAGGATGTTAGCAAGCTCAGACTCAGCATCAAGGCCGTGAACGGCTTTGAGGTCTTGAGCAAGCTCCATGGTGTACTCAGCTTTAAGCTGACGAGTCACAGCAGTAACAGTCGCCTTTTCGATGGTGAATCCCATATTCTTAAGCGGGCTTTGAACCTCTCCATCAACTGTAGCAAGACCAGTTCCTGAAGTGATAGAAGCAGGGGAATCAAAGAGTCCGCCAGCGTGTGTACCAGCACCAGAGAAGTCTGTGTCAGCTTCATTGAAGAGTGCTTCAGCGTCAGTTTTTGCGATTGCATTTGAAGCGTGACCAACACGAGCCTTCATTGCGAAGATGAGACCAGTAGGACCAGACATAGGCTGGACACCAGCGACATCATAAGCGATGAGGTTAGGCATTGCACGGCGAACCAATGAGATAAGCACTGGATCAGGGTTAGCCGCAGCAGACGCTTGGTTTTGGCCCTCATTAAGTGTACCGAACGAAGATGCGGTAGCCTCCTCACGGAGAGCAACTTCAGTATTTTCGAGCAATTTGGCTGTAACAGCCTTCTTGTAGCTATCAGTGATAGCGGGAGCGTCAGCGTGCTCAAGCACGGGAGCCCATTTTTGTAGTTCTTTTTCTGCGTTTAGCATAATAGTTTTTTCTTTCTTTGTTGTTTGGTTGGGTTATTTGAAGCGAGAAAGAGTTGAAATATAGCGTTGCATGTCACCAGACAACTTGCTATTAGGATCAATTTCTCCCTCGACGATTGTTTTTACGTTAGTTGAATCGGATGATTCAGTAATGACTTCTTCTTCTTTCGAATCAGAATCTGAGAAGAATCCTTCTTTAATTACAGCTACCTTAGATGCAAACGTATCTGCATCTACAAAGTCAACTTCTTCAATAAGAGAAGAGAGTTTAGCGACTTGCGTGGAAGCCAAATCAGTAGTAGCCTCAGAAAGAATCATTTCCCGATGAAGACTTTCAAGTTCTTCAGCAAGAGTAACATTCTTTTCCTCAACATCTACGAGGGATTCTTTAACAGAAGCAACTTCCTCTGAAAGCTGATCAACAAGATCAACCTTAGAATCAGGTACTTCGATGTAGTGTTCTGTGAAAACACCTTGAAGAGCTTTCATGAAGTTTTCTGTGATGTCAGTGCGAAGCTTGTTATCAACAAACTCTTGGTTTTCTTCGATCCAAGTTTCTACCACATAAGAAAGATAATCATCAATCTTAGTGACGAGAGACTCACGAATGTAGCCTACTTCTTCTTGAAGATCGTTCTCATATTGAGCTTCAAGAGATTCTTTGATCTCGACAACACGGTTTGCAATAGCACCTTCAAACAGAGTAGCAACCTTAGCTTTAAAGCCTTCGGTCAATTCCTGTTCAGAGTCGGCAAGAACTTTAAGATCTTCAGCATAGCTTTCAGTCTCAAGTTCCTCATGCATACCACCGCAAGAATCTTGAATAGCCTTATAAGAGGCAGTCAATTGATCCTTTTTCATAGCCTTAAGTTGACCATACATTGCGTTGATAATATCTGCCTTTGTCTTTGGCACTTCTACTTCACCTTCATCTTCACTCACATTAATACCTTTATAAGCACTAACGAGTTGTGATTTCTTCATGCCCTTAAGAGCATCAAAACTTGCAGCAAGATAACCTGCTTTAGTCTTAACGTCTGGAAGGCTAACTTCTTCTACTTCATCAGAGTCGTCGGCAGATTCTTCTACCTCTTCATCTTCTTCAGCAGATTCTTCTACCTCTTCCTCGGGGTCTTCTTCTTCTGTCTTGGCTTTAGCTTCTTCCACTTCTTCTGAATCGTCTTCTGACTCTTCTTCTGTCTTGGCTTTAGCTTCTTCCATTTCTTCTTCTTCATCTTTAGAATCGTCATCTGACTCTTCTTCGGATTCATTCTTCTTAGCTTCGCCAAGAAGTGCGTCTACGACGGCTTGAGTTAAAGTTTGACTTGTGTCCTCAGCAACTTCTTCAGGAATATCCTGCACAAGCTCCTGATTCTCAACAAGATCAACTTCCTCGACGTCTTCTATAATTTGGTTTTCGTCTGACATATATTCTTATTTTGAATTTAGAGTTTGGAGAGGAAATCATTGAAGATCCGTTCCTGAGCTTCGCTTACGCGCCCAAGTGGAACTTTATTAATTTCAGTCTCATATTCTTCAATTTGTTGAGGTTTGAGAAGACCATTCTCCCAAATCCATTCGACACCTTCCATAATACCTTCAACGAAGGCGGAAGGGGCAGAAGGATCTTGGACAATATCCACAGTAGAAAGAACGAAATCGTCCTTAACATATGTTTTGCCTTCCTTTTGCTCAACAGTACCCATACCACGGCTAGAGACACCTAACTTGCATCCACCTTCAACGAGACCTTTCACGATTTTGCCCATTGGTGTATCAAGTATAAGTGCCTTTCCAACAACATTATCACCATCCCAATTAAGTTCGGTAATTCTGTGTGAAACTTTATCTAAGTTAATTGCTGGTCCTTCGGGGTGATTCAACTCACCAACTGCTCGACCAGTTTTAACTTGTTCTTTTACGTATTTTCCGCAAGCTGATTCTAACACAGCTTTTGGGTAAATACGTTTATTGCGGTTTTGTTGCTCCGCTTGCATAAAAATTCCTTCGATGAAAACGTTCTTTTCACCGTTATCTTTTGCTTCAGTAATATACTCAAGCGTATCTAAATGTTCCGTAATTAATTTCATAGCTTTTATCCGTAAAAACCTAGCTTAGTAAATAGGACGTTAGTATTTGCACCAGTACCTGCAGCTGCAGTAGATGCGAAAATTTCGTCTGCAGCATCTTTACGAACTATAATGTTACTTTTAGCAGGAACATAAAACGAAGCATAACGCGTTCCGCTTGTTCCTGTTTCTATATGTACGTATGCTGCAGCAGTACCAATATTTTGTACTAGTACTTGTTGAGCATCACTCACATTTGATGCTGCAGCGGTTAGCGATGCAGTTGCTGCGACTGTTAATGGTTCAATTTTCATTTTTTTTTATTATTGTGTTTAGTCTTCCATCCCTATTGATAGTGTAGAGATAGCATCACGAAGATTGTCAAAGTATTCTACACCAGAATCTTTGCCTCCATCAAATTTAATTTTACCTTTATCAAAACTAAACTCGATTTTGGAGCCACCAAAATCTGCAACGCTACCTTTAACTTTTGCACCGTTTTTAGCTACAAATTTTAAAAGTTTAGCAATGTCTCCGCTCGAAGCTTCTTCAAGGTCTATTGATTCGTATACTTTATACCCATCTTTTTTCAACTGTCCTGCTTCTTTATTTGTTGAAGGAACCAAAAATTTACCATCATCACCCACAAATACTTGAGTTTTATATTTCTGTTTAGAAGCAGCCCTCTTCGCGAGTTGAGGATCTGAAAATTTAGATATATTAGAACTTGGTATTTTAGCTTCTTGCAACTTAGCCAATTTGCTTTTTAGCATATCAACATACTTGGTGCCGCCGCCATATTCCTTAACTCTACTAGGATCGGGATTCTTAATCAGCTTTTCAAGGTCTTTCGCAAGGGCTTTATTTTTATTCGCTTCTTCCTTTTTAAAACGAAGTTTATCCAACGCTTTCTGTACAACTCTATCTTTTGGAATATCACCACTAACAGTTCCATTCTTATTAACGTACATAGCCAGATCTCCTGGTTGGCTATTTCTGTTTCCGGCCCCCTTCTGGTCGTTCTCCTCTGCAGGCCAGTAAAAAACAATTTTCGAATCGTCACTGGTATCAACTTGATGCCAGTAGTATGCATTGTCAAGAGCTTTATAAGCCGCCCCGAGAAGCTTGTCCTTTACTTCTTTAAGATCGGTTGATTCTTCGAAAGTTTCAGAGCTTGGAACTTGCTTGTTGTAAATACCTGCGGTAATCCCGGCCTTACGAACATCCAGAGCTTGATCCATCTTTTGCTTTATTGCGCTACTAAAATCTTCTTGCGAAGCTGTATCAGTAACAATACTTTTAAATAATTCTTTAGCAATATCACTCATATTAATACTATTTATAATTTTTTTGTTTTAGAGATTTAAATATCTTCATCTTCATCATCAAATTCACCATCATCTCCTGAACCTTCTTCTTCAATTTCTGCGTCTAAACGCATGATATCTTCATCTGATTGTTTAAGTATAACTGTACGCACATACTTGTCAGAGATATATTTACCAACAATATCTTCAAGCATCTGTGACATTTCTAAACGTTCTCTAAGGATTTCAAATTCCTTTAATTCAGCAAAATAGTTATCTTCAAGGAAGCTAATGTTAATAGATTCTTCAATGTCTCCCCAATCTTTTTCGGTAATAACACCTTTAAGAATAAGCTGTATTCTCAAAGCATCCATTAACATGAAAGAAAACTTCTTCCTTAAACGATCGATAAACTTTTGGAATTTAACTTCTTCCCTTGAAACTTCACTTGCGCGACCAACACTAAAAGCATTATCCTGTTCTAACCTTGCAACAGGAACGTTAAGTGCCCGGTAAAGCTTCCGTTGGAAAAACTGTACGTCTTCAATCTGACCCAAGTTTTCTCCTCCACCAAGTGTAGTAATCTCGGTTCCTCTTCCTCCCTCTCGTCTAGGAAGATAAAAATCTTCAAGCATTGACATGTGCCTACGATCATCGCTAATATTTCCGGTATTCGCATCATACACAAGCTTATTTCTATAACGAGAAACAACTTGCTGAACATATTCTTCGGCCTTACCCTTTGGAAGGTTACCAACATCGATGTAAAAGATTCTTCTTTCTGGTGCTCGAGAAACACGATACACAACTAAAGAATCTTCCATGTAACGAAGCTGATTAACAAGCTTCATTGCTTTATGAAGGTGGCCAACTGTCCGGATTTTATCAGGATCCATTATTCCAGAATTAACCTGAATAATGGCATCATTCGCAAACTTAATCCCATTCAATTTATCAACACCATTGTTTCCAAGATCAGGAGAATAAACATAATATTCGTCTACGACCTTTTCGTATTCTAATCCTGTCTTTTTATCAGTTTCCTGTTTTACTTCTTTAACTTTATTGATATGTGTTGATTCAACAGGTCGAAGTTCTATAATACCTTTCTGGGGATTATTAGGATCAATGATTACGTTAAAGTATGCTTTACCATCAACGTACCAATTACGAAAATAGTCTGCGGCATTTCTATTAAATTTGTAGAGTTTTAACACTCGGTTAAACTCATTAATTATTTTTTTCTTTACATTGTTAGGTAAGTCTAAATCACCCATAGACAAATCAACCGGAGAAGATTCGTCTGATGATGCAATAGCTCCATCAACAATATCAGAAACGGCAGCGTCGCACTCAGGCTGCATCGCTGCTTCACGGTATTTACGAATTAATTCGTGGTCTGAAACCGTGTCGGTATTTGAAAGATCTACGTATTGTCCGTAGTAACCACCTCCAACTGCTACCGTTGCTGAAGATTCATCAGTCGGCTTAGGTATAGGTGAGATCGCTTCAACACTATTCTGTGGTGAAACCTTTTTACTAATTTCAAATCCAAATAAATTTATCGCCATAATACATTATTTATAATAAAAAACCAGGGAGGGATTGGACCTCCCCAGCTCTATTGTTTTTAACTTGTGGTGTTTGACTCCCAATACTGATAAGCAAATTCAACAGTGAATTCCTCAATAGTATCAGCAGAGTCGTTACTTACGTCAATACTTGAAACATTTACTGGCCATGCCGATCTAAATGTATAAGTTTTGATAACGTTCCCTGCTTTATCAAGCTGATCAACTGCGAGATCAGCCTCATAATCAGATGGGTTTGTTAAACCACCATTTGATACGTGAGAGTTTATTCCATTCTGCCAACGCTCCATTGCATCGCGAATTTCAAACCCGGTATCATTAATAATTGTTACTGACCAGTTTTCGTATGTACGATCACCGGCTATTTTCATTTGACGTCCACGATAGGGAACATCAATCTGACCAACAACGCTGGCAGGAAGTTGAGCTGCTTTACACATAAATTGTGCAAGTTCGCTATCTCCTGCAGCGTACGCTGGGAAAGCAATGGTCGCCTTAAAAAGGTTTGCCCTTGCTCCACCACCGATAAGTTTTGCTTTAAAATCGTCTACTGTTGCCATAATAGTTTTTCTTTCTTTTTGTTATTTATTAGTTACCAGTTCCAACGATCTCAGAGAATTCAACACCTGTTCTTGTTGCAACGAAATTCAAAGTAATGAAGTTAATTGAACGAGCAGGTTTAATATAAATATCTGCAACAAAACGATTAGTATCAATAACGTCTCCTGTGTTATTTGTTTCGTCACAAACAACTAGGAAATCAGTAATACCGCGTCTTCCTTTAACATCCCTGAGGAATGGTTCAGTCATGTTTCTAAACATTGCTCTCGTAAACTCATCATTGAGCTCAAAGAGTTGGAATTTAGATGCTGTAGAGATTGCTTTTTCAAGAACCACGAACAACCTACGAACGTTAATACGATCAAAGGCCGAAGGTTTTTTCTGTGCAGTCTTATCACCAAATAGTAGGATACCTTGACCAGGCTCTGAAATAATTGGGTTAATACCTGCTTTATATAGCGTGTCTCTATCTGATTTAGTTGGGTTCCACTTAAGCTTAGTTACTCCAAGGAGGTTTCCTCGGTTGTAACCGGCTGGTGAGAACCATGGATCATTAGTATCGTCAGTCCTTGCACAAAGACCAGCGATGTGACCGTTTGCAGGAATATAACGGAAAGTATCATTGTACTTGTTATATACATAAACTGCAGAGGAATCGAGAACAACATAAGAATTGTTATAGCTAAGATCACCTGTAACATCACTTGCTTCATCAGCTGTAGGATGCGGGGAAATAAATCCTACGCAATCTTTACGCTTTGTTCCGCATACTTGAACAACTTTTGAACCAATAGTACTTTGACCATCTGCATCAACTTCAGCAAACAAAAGATTAATATCAATTGCTTCTGGATTTTCAAACTCTGTTAAGGCTGTTATGATATTTCCAACTTTCGCATAGTCTGACGTACCTGACCCGTCAATACCATTAACCAAAGAATAGTTAAAGATATCGACTGACGGATTTGTTTCCACCGAAGCTACTGTAATAACAATATTCTCATCATCATCTCCTTGGCTAGATCCTAAAAGAGTTTCCGGAATTGTTATAGTATTACCTACGGCAAATCCACGTCCGGCTTTAATAACTGTGCAGGTCGATGACATCCCTCCGCTCCCGACGACGACGGTAACCTGAAAACTTGCATTTCCAGAAGCAGAATTACTCAACACAACTCCTGTATCTTCAGTAGAAATAAAATAAGTTCCCGCTTGGCATCCTGAAGTGTTGTCGGATGTATCTACTCTAGTTATAGTTTTAACACCATTTTTAAGTGAATCAGCATGAAAAACTTTACCGGTTGAACCAGCAGTTCCTGCTCCTGCGTATGTCGTACTATTAAAATCTGCAGTTAGCGCAGCACCATTAATAAAAACATATTTAGAATCGCGATTTATAACCGTTTTATAATAGTTTGAACCACCATCTTTAACAGCATCTGAGTACAATGAAAGGCCTTCATAAATTTCTAGGACTGTGTTTTTAGCACCACTGAAGACTCCATCTTCATCAATAACAGCGATATGAACTTCGTCTTTAGCATCAGAATTTACATTAGCAGTAGCCCAAGCAGTTGTTGTTGGTGATGTACTAACATTATCATTTAGAGTAGAATCACTGAAACTACCTGATGCGACAAGGGGTGTAGCGATCTGCAATTTTAGGCTATTGCCTGCAGTTCCTGGACAACGCGCTTGAACAACTCCGGCCAAATTGCCGAAACTTGCTCCAGCAAAATCATCTTCTTTTTTGATGATTGTTACTGATGTATTTGCGCCGTGGCCAGATCCAGCCGCGTTTCTTGCGTGTTCTGAACATGCTCGTGAAATACGAAGTGTATTGCTATATTTTAAAAAGCTTGCGGCCTGTAGAAATGAAGTGTAGTTATCGTACTGACCGCCAGTGGTTGTATCCACTGGAGCTCCGTATTCATTAATTAGTTCCTTCTCAGAAGATACCAATTTTACTTCTCCTACAGGACCCCAGCTGAAGTGACCTGCGAATGCACCGATCGATGTCGATACTGCGGGGATCACATTTGTCAAGTCTATTTCCTTGACCTCTACTCCGGGTGATACCTGAAATGCCATTTTAGTTTTTTCCTTTCAATGTGTTATTAATAAGTTGATTCATTACAAGATAGTTTCAATAATTCTATTTATACAACAATGAGTTTACAGATCGTGCCACGCTTTAACTTCGTTAACTAATTCTTCGTGTTTATTACCAATATCTGCAGAATTGCTTATAACACCAAATGGTGGAACATCGTTTTCAATCTGCTCCATCTTTTCTTTGAATAACATTTCTTTTAAATCAACTGTTGATATATCACCAAATGCTTCAGACGATACGAACCAAGCAAACATAACTAAATTCATTACTAAGTCGTCATGGTTACCAGAACTAGCTTCATAAGAACTTCCCTTCACCTCAAACGTGGAAAGCTCCAATATTGTATGTTCGTCAATAATATTAAGCTTACCTAATTCTATTAAATCTTTTAGATTAGAGCATCCAATCCTCTTAATTCTTTTTGTCATCATTACTCCGATACCATTTTTACGAACACTAGATTCCACAAACATATTTTCATATTCGTGCTCATAGTAAACATCGTTACACACAACCATTCCCGCATCGTTATTTTCAATAATAACTAAAGCTTCATTATATTCTCTTGCTACTCTTACAATAATATCTCCTAAAATCATAGGAGATATCATATTATCTCTAAATGTAGCAACTTGTCTGAATATTCCGAATGTAGAATCAATGACAGTGATAGTCGAATAATCTTGACCCCGGCCTTTTGAAACGTCAACTGTCACCACATATTGATGATCTTCTTGCGGATCTTCGTAATATTTTACTCCCCTGTGATTCCTTTCAGGCGAATGCATTTGCAAACCTAAAAGAGTATTAGATGAAATAAGAGTATTTGACGTTCCAATAAAGCTGTTACCAAACTCTTGATCAAACTGAAGTTCTGATGTATTAGCAATAGTCATTGCTTTCCATACCTCATCTCGCCCAGGAACATCCCACCAATCTACTCTAAATGGTGTAAATTCGTTCTTCTTTTTCTGTGCACCTTCCCATAATCCGCAGAATATATTACCAATACCGTTAGCAGTAGAAGTGATTATCACTTTTGTTTCTTTACCAGCAGAAACCACTGGGTAAGTAGAAGTATAAAATTCACTGGCATTCTCAACAAAAGCAAACTCATCAAGGAAAAGAAGGTTTACCGAAAGTCCTCGAATAGAACTAGCTGATGTAGCTGCAGCGATAATCTTTGAATTGTTCGAAAACTCAATAGATCCTTTATTAAGAGCTTTGCACCCTGGTTGTAAGAAAAATGGAAGATTCTCAAGTGCAAGAGTAATGCGGCTTAGCATTTCTCTGGCTGTAGATCCTTTGTTAGCAAGTATAGTAACGGTCTTTTCTGAATTAAAAAGAACATACCATAGAATGTAGATCACCGATGAAATGGATTTTCCAGACTGCCGGCATGCAAGAACTATATTAAAACGATTATCGTTAAACTGTTTGAACATCTTCTTTTGATATTCATAAGGTTTAAATGGAACTAATCCATCGTCAAGTGATATGACCTTTACATATTTTTCCGCAAAGTATATAGGATCATTCATGCATTTAACATACTCTTCAACTTCTTCAGCTGAAAATGATGTTTGCAAACCATCCTTTTTCACAAGCGGATTACCCATGTAACCGCCATTACCATTTACTAAACTCTCAGACATCTATAGATTCATCATCTTCATTGTTTTTCTTAAGATATTTTTGCAACTCTGTAGTTGAACCAACAAAGATAGAATTGTTTGTAGTTGTACTTGAAGGACCACTCTTTTCCTGTGTAATATCTTTCCGCGTCTTTTGTAGTTTAACAAGATCTTGTGACATCTCACTTGTGTGTTTTATCATTGTAGACAAAACCTCAAAAGCTCTAGGATGCTCTGAATCTGAAGCGAGTGCCATCATGTGATTAATGGCTTCACAAGATTGATCAATTAAAGACTTCATCTTGTCTCGAGAATACTCGATATCAGTCTCTGTGTCGTTTACTATCTGAGAACTCGAAACTTCTATCTGTGGTATTTCTGTTATTTCGAGCTTTTCTTCAGTGTCTTCACTATTTTCATCTTCAAGATCCATGATCAAAACCAAATGTGGTTGTTATAGTATCAGTGTCGTCCAAAGGAGCACTGTCACTGTTTGCTACTGCAACCCGAATATTTTCATTATTAACACCATACGGATTAGTTGTTTTTAAAGCAGTGTTAACATCATCAAATAAGAATGTATCAACCTTTTTAATTAATCCTTGCTTAGTAAGTCCGCCAGCAAATTTTATTTTCATACTAAAGTCAAGAGTATATAATATAGTTCTCCTAGTTTCAAAATCACCTTCGTAATCATCATTAAGAGTAAGCGAGTTTAATATAATAGGGACATCACTGGTTGTATTAGATCCTTCAAGATCTTTTATACTTACTGTATATTCAGGAGAAAATGTAGGTAGAATTTGCTCTACTATTTGTAATGCTTCATCTTGATTAAGAGCATAAACGTTTAGCTGCATCCCTATAATATAAGGAACGCTTTGATAAAGTGTGTTAACCTTATTTGTATCTCCTTCAATAGGAATAAACTTTTTATTAAAACGATTCAACTTACTTTCGTTATCATACTCCATCGATGTTATTTCAAAACTTATCCGCGGTAGTTTAATAGCTATTGTTTCTGCGGTCGATCCTGATGTATCAGATTGAATCCGCGCCAAAAATTTCTTTCTTGGACCGTACGCAACTGGAACTTTTTCTTCTGTAGCACCAGGCCTTAAAATTTTAATATTATTAAATAGCGTACCAAAAACAGCTACTGACTTACGTACCGTTTTATTATAAAAATGTGTTCCACTTAACATGTCTTAGGTTATTATATTTGGCATTCCAAAAGGATTATTTTTAGTAAAATCAATAAATGAATTACCCTCTAGTTCAAAATCAGTGTTGTCAGCATAAGGATCATTATCATCAATTGTATTAAAAGAATCAATTGTTATAATGGGATAAGAAGGATTAGGTGTGTTTTCTGTTCCTACGACATTCCCCCAACTTCCTTCGGTTTTAATAAACCCCCTATTACTATTATCGCTTGCCCTTTGATTGACGACGTCAATATAGTTAGTTCCAACAACAGCAACTTCTCCAGTAACCGTAGTTGTGCTGTCAGTTTGTGTAACATCCTCTCCAACGGCAAAAGTTCCACTGCCACTTCCTAAATTCAAGCGAGTGCGTGTAGCAAAATTCAACTCAAATTTATCTACCTCTGCAACTCCAGTATCAATCTCTTGGTTGTTGTACTCAAACTGCTGACAAGAAAGTTTAAACGTAGGAATGTTCTGTAGCTGATAAAAAGGAGTCTCATCTTCAACATAATTAATTTCAAATAGACCATTAACAAGAGGGAAGAATATTAAATCACCTTCTTGAGGCCGAACCTCTGTAGGATCTTGGAAACGCGAAACTAACTGTTGCCATCTCCTATCTGATACAATAAGATTTACGCTATCCCTTATTTCTACACCAAACTTTGAAAGAAGATCACCTTCTCCACCAAAGCCATCAGTGTTTTCAACATACATTTCAATCTGGAACGCTTCACCAAATTTAGACAACGCATCTTCGTTAAATATAGAATCTGTGTTTACAATACTCCTAGGAATATAGAAAACGTCATGACCATAAATCTTAAGAGCCTCTATAGTAATGTCTTCATAGAGCCTCTTTTCAGAAGTTGCTCCTTGACTAAAATATACGTTCCTTGGCATCTTATCCTATAAAATCTAGTGGTGGTAATTCGTGTTCAAGACGAATCTTTTCTTCAAGCTTTTCGAGATCAGCAATAGCATCATCGTAAATAGCCCGGCCATTCATTGTAACACCACCTGGCAAAACCATACCTTCAAATTTAATAAGGTTTAATCCCCATTGACGTTTAATAAGAGCAGTCGCATACTTTTTAAGAAACATGTCGTTGTATACTCCAACAAATGCTTCTGGATCGACTGAACTGTATCCATCAAACACAACATAATTTCCTACTCCAAGATCTTTTAGAGTATCTGTATGAAAGTTTACTCTGCTTTTATGCCGACTATATTGGATCATTTCGTAAACGCCATTAACGTTTCGTTCGATTAACGAAAGATACTGTTTAGTTAACTCATAGTTAACAATACCACCAAATGAACCATTCATATCCAATATGTCATTCATATGCAACTGGTAGTCAACAGAAAAAAGGGATGTTCCAGAATTACTATTGCTTATATTAAATACATTATTAATCGACAAGATATTTGCTCCAGCTGACAGAGAAATATATCCGTTATCAATATCAGTTTGAGTTACTTGATGCTTAAGAAGATTGCGCACTACTGCATCACTATGAAATTCCTGATAAAATTGAATTGCTTCGTCGACACGATCTTCAATTTGATCATCATCAACGTTTATTTCGATAACAGGATGGCCTAATGCCCTCAAGCAATAGTCGATAAGTTTTTGTCTTGTATTCGGTATAGCCATATTGTCTATTTATAATATTTTAACAATAACAATTGACAAAACATTAAGTGTTTATTCTGAAACATCCTCTTAAATAGGTTATTTCTCTGTATTTTTATCTTCAGCGTCGGGACCTAATTGCTCTTTACTCTGATCTTGAATCTTACTTGCAATAATAGCTGCAGGTTCAGCAACCTGAAGGCCTTCTGATTTGACTGCTATATCAATAAGCTGTAAAAGAGCGTTAATCTCGTTTTCCTGCAATGATAGTTTGATTTCATTCATATTTTTAATATTGTTTTAATTATATAGCGCACAACTACCGCTGTGCAAATTTATTTATACGTTTTTAAGCTTCGAAAATGTGTGCTTTATTGCCATCCACATATCCAAATATTTATACTGTGCTAATCTTCCCAAAAAGATTGTGTTTTTTTCGTTGTCTGCTAAAGCTTTATATTTTTCATATGCTTTGTGCGATTCTCCCCAAGGAATAGGATAAAATGGAATATCATTCTCTTCAGCATTTCTCGAATACTCCTTCGTTATTATAGTTAGGCCTTTATGATTCTTTGTAAAATATGAATGATCATATTGCCGAGTCCACATATTACTATAATTACATTCATTATAAACTAATGTATTTTGTTTCTTTGAAGTTACTTTGTGTTCAAAGTCAAGTGTTCTATATTGAAGAGAACCATAACAATTATCAAAATACTCGTCTATCTTACCGGTATAAATTATTCTATCACAAGAAGAGTTTTTCCAATCATCTTTAGAACAACCTAAAATAACCTCAATGCCATTAAGCATTTTTTCAAACATTTTTGTGTATCCTTCTTTTGGTACACACTGATATTTTTGTCCTTCAAACCAAGTAGGGTTTTCGTGATCTTTAGTCTTAGGTATTCTATTTGTTATAGTTGATGGAATCTCATTAAATGGAACTCCCCATTGCTTTTCGCTATAATCACAAAAGATAAGATCATCAATTTCTTTTTCTGTAAGTTTAAATCCAATGGCTTCTTCGCAACCTTTATCATTATAAGGAAGAGGAATATCTCCAATGATTGTGCGACCTACCGGTCTATAATTTAGCGGGATCCATTCTGTATATTTAGATAAAAATTCAAAAACTTCTTCGTCATTAGTATGAAAAATGTGAGGCCCGTAATTATGTAAAGTGGTTCCACAAACATTACTATCATAACAATTGCCTCCAATATGATTTCGTGACTCATAAATCTTAACTTCATGGCCTTGATCTTTTAGCAAACGAGCTGCAGTTATCCCACTTAACCCACAACCAACAATAATAAACTTCATATATTAAAATGCAATTTCATGCTTTTACTTATTTTTTGAGAGTACTTTAAATTAGCTTTACCTGAGAGTTGTTCGTTATGAGAGCAATTATATATGGCCGCTCTAAAATCAATATCCTCACCTTCATATCCTTTATAATTAAAATATCTCCAAGAAAATACGTGAGATCCTATCACTCTTATTAAATAAAATTTTTGTGTAGATCTAATTATAGTATTCTGGGATGAACTAAGATTAACATTTTTAAAATTAATTTGTTCTTTAAGTATGCTAGCTTTAATTATATTACAAGTCCCGCACTTTTTATCAAAATTATCAATATACTTAAACGAATCCTCTATCCCCATTTGAATGCCCTTATTTATTCTTAAAAAATCTTTGTTTGAATTATGAATAGTTCTAACTAGATCTCTATGTATGAAGTCATCCGCATCAACAATCATGACGTAGTTCTCATCGTCAACTTCACTTAAGGCTAAAATATACTTAGTGCCTTTATCTAATCTGACTTGAGGTCGTATAGTGCTTTGATCTACTTGAGTGTCTATTTGCCAATTGTTTGGAGGTGATGGAGGTAGCCAATCAACTTCTACAAACTTTACCTTTTTAATTTTTTTATTTTCTGGAAAGGTGTTTAGCGTTTTATTTGAAACTACTATTACTTCAAATCTGTCATCAAGTTGACCACATACAGAAACCAAAGTCTTTTCTAATAAATCCCAAATATCATTATATGAATGACAGTTTTCGTAATGTTTAACACATATAATAAAAGTAACCATTATTCCCCAAATTTATAACCAAAATATTCGATGTCTTTTGCATATTTTTCTGCAACAATTTGTTTTGTTTCTTCATCGTAGTATTCGGCGTAATGCTTATGTTTTGTTTTGTTTACGTGAGGAAGTTCTTGTTGCGGGATCCCAATTTTGTCGCAAATAGTATTAAAGTCTTCCTGAAGATTTTCAAACCTGCCAATAAAATCGACTAAGCATACGTCACCTTCAAATAGTTTACTATGCTGTGATGCATGTTTTGCAGGAAATGGATTTAATAAAAAATCTAAGAAACTCGTGTCTTTAGCACTTTCTATATATCCGTGTTGAGTATTATCTTTAACTCTAAAGAAATACTGAGACAGCAATTTATCCCAAGGATTCCGTATAATAGAGAATTTAAAATAAGTATTAAATTCCGTAGGCTTATACTTTTTGTACCACCAAGCCCAATTATGCTTCTGCGGAGGGTTCTCAGCGTTTACTAGAAGCTTAGTAATACTACTACCACCAGTTTTGTTTATGTGTATAAAGATAAATTTATTTTTGCAACACATCATAATTTATTCTCCAAATCTATATTTAAATGTATCTATATCTTCTTCAAAGCTTCTCGCAATAATCTTAATTGATTGATCATCATAGTACTCAGTGTAATGAGCGTGTTTGGTTTTGTTCACATGAGGAAGTTTTACTTTAGAATAATCAATTTGATCACATATTAAATCGAAATCATTTTGAAAATTTTCAAACCTGCCTACAAAATCTGTTTTAATTGATCCATTTACAGTGATAAATTCCAATTGAGGATAAAAGAAAACCCACTGCTGCCAAACCTCTTTCGCCAATAAAAAATCCTTGAATTCTGGATATTCTTTTTTAATCACTAATGTTTTGAGCCTATCGTAAAAAGGTATGCCTCCTCTTTTAAGATATTCATAAGCACTTACAAACTTATCCCAAGGATTCCGAACAAACGCAAATTTAAATAAATCTTCTACCGCTAATTTAGGGCAATAGTCAGTTGATTCAAAACCTAATTTAGATATTCCATAGTGGTCATGTGTTGTGATATTGAAAACCTTTTTAATAGATCTCCCTCCACATTTTGGGATATGAACAAAGACGAATTTATTTTTATGATCTACAAAAGGCATTTTCTAAAGATTGATAAGGGCATTCTTGTTCATTAAAGTCATTCCAGATATATCGCATATCTTTGATATGCACAGTGATAAGATCTTCCTTCACATTAATTGACTTTTGATTTTTTTTCATTGTGTCATGATTAAAAGAATACATGGTTTTAGGGTTGCTAACATATATTTTGCCATTTTCTTTATTAGCTGCTTTTAACTCTCTATTTAAACGATAACAAATTCTTGATAATGCTATGTCAGAATGGCTTTGAAAATATCTATTCTCTTTCCATCCATTTTCTATTACAAATTTCTGGATCAATTTAAAAGTTTTATCGTTCATTAAAATGCCAGCTCCTCCAAATATACCGACACTATCTTTATAAAGCTGAGAGCAATATATTCTTAAATTATCTTCGGGTAATTTACTTATAAATGAATTTAAATTCTCAGTGTGTATAAAAGTATCATCGTCACAAATTATGTGCCAATCAGCATCACACCAATCTCGCTTAAATACTGATTCTATTTTTTCAACACAAGAGTGATAGTCATCAAGATCACAAACCTTTATTACTGGAAGCTTATCTATTGCTTCAAAGCCTCCGAGAAGATAGTAATTATCTCCGCAATCTTTAATTCTTCTTATGACTGTATTATACAGCGGCTTTGTCCTCTCCTCGTGAAGAGCTTCACAAACCATAAAATAATAATTAATCACCTTCGACTTCTTCGGCACCTTCTTCTATAGGAGCTTCTTCTAAGATTCCTTCTTTGTAGTATGATTCAATAGCTGGTATCGCATCAAATACGGACTGCATAGCAGCAGCGGCCTCTGGAACGTTAGATACAACTTCCCAGAAGTCCAAATGAAGCATTTCTGAATTTTCAGGATTTGGATCTTCATCAGAATCTGAATCAAATGCAGTAAGCTTCAAGCTCATATAACCATCTGAGACATTAGGAGCATTAACGACGAGTTCCGACAACCATGTGTGCGGAAAAGTTTTCTCCTGCTGTGCTGGTATCACTAATGGTGTTTCTTTTGTAATTGGCATATCTATATTTTATTTATATTTATTAACCGGCTCTCCAAGAAGAACCGTCAGAGTACACTGGGATTATATAACTACCATATGTACTTACAACAGATCCGTGAGAAGTCGCTAAAGGATAGTAGCTATAAGCAAATGCTCTTTGACCTGCTGGAGAAGCAGACGGAAAGCTTGATGGGTTGTAGATTGTCTGTGTGATAGTCCCGCTTACGTGAAGAGCAGTACTTGGACTAGATGTGCCAACTCCTAATTTAGTATTAATGAAGTAGCTTGAGTTCCTTCTTATCGCACAAACCTCAGTTCCTTGGTTCACAGTAGCAGACCCATACCTAAATGATGCGATTCCTTGAAGGCTTCCTGATTGAGCCGCTTGGACCCACAGAGTAGTACTAGTACTGTTTCGACTAAATACGTTATAATCAGTATTACCCGTATCAGTTCTAAATGCGTTAGCAGTAGCGGTTCCCGTAACGTCGATACCAGAAGTATTAACCCTAAATCTTTCCGATCCGTTTACTACCGATCTAAAGTAAGAGTTGTTTGACCATTGGACATAATCATTACTATCGTAACCAATGTAGCTAATACTATCTCTAAGATCAGTCTCTAACTGGAATTCAGTTCCGCTAAGATCTAAACCTCTACCTGCGGAGTAGGTTGTGTTAGTATTAGTATCTGTTGGAGTTGCCCAAGTAAATGTTCCGTCACCATCACTTCGCAAGAACTGTGATGTGCTTCCATTTCCACTAACATTAAGTTCACTAGCACCAACGGCACTGGCAGCGATCTCACTGGCTCCAACTGCGTCAGCCGCGATCTCACTGGCTCCAACTGAATTAGCTGCAAGACTAGTAGTGATACTAACATTAGAAGAACCGTTGAAATTAACGCTGCCCGTAACATCTCCAGCCAATGCGATGTTTCTTGATGTAGTTAACGTATCTGCATTCGGGTGATAGGTATCATGGAACACCCTACTAGAACCAACATAGTGTTCTCCTGTAGAAGATATAGCACCATTAGATCCACCTAGGAAAACCCTCGCGTCTCCATCGGCTGCAACATACATACCCCAACCAGAAGCTCCAGTCATACTAATGAAGGAAGCATCTGTGTGGCTATAGCCTATTCCATACATATTGCTTAGAGCAGCATCTGTAGGATTGTAGCTTGACCCAATTGTATAAATCGGATTACTCTTACCGGCATTCGCACCAACATTATTGTAGGAACCTTCAAGGTGACCCGAATGGTGATTGGAACGTTGTAGATGGTAACCGCTACCTATCTTAACATCTCTGGAAGTGAGAGTTCCTGTTAGTGTGCCACCAGATAGTGATAGCTTAGAAGCTGTATCCGTTAATGAAAATGTTGTTCCGCTTAACGTGATCCCCGTCCCAGCAGAGTAGGTTGTATTAGTGTTTGTATCTGTCCAAGGGACATTGACATACATCTTCTCTGACGAAGTTTCGACAGGGTAATTCTTACCACTCTCGCTAAACCCAATCTTGAAACCGCCTCGTGTCGAACTAGATCCTGCTGGTAGCGAGTAGTTGTTAGCACCACTGGCGACATTAATAAATGATCTTACCGCAGCAGCATCTCCGTGACGAATATAACCATCATTACCTGTCTCAACACAAATTTGAGTAACACCACTGGAAACAGTGTTCGGGGTAGTGTTAAAGTAGTTAGCAAAAATGTAACCAGAACTGTGTCGTTTAACGATGGTGTTATTACTAGCACTAGAAGAAATAGTATCTGTTATACTGAATGTAGTCCCTGATAATGTTAAGCCTGTGCCAGCCGAATAGGTTGTGTTAGTGTCGGTGTTAGTATCTACCCAAGGGACGTTGACATACATCTTCTCAGAAGAATCAAGTTCAACAGGATAATTCTTACCGCTTTCGGCAAACCCAATCTTAACTCCACCTCGTGTCGAACTGGAAGAAAGTGGCAACGAGTAGTTGTTAGCGTTAGTTGCTCCAGTATAACCAAGGTTTGCAAGGGTTATTGTCCTTGTAGAATGTGAAGTTATGACACCATCTGTCATATTCAACTGATCTACAACCGTAGCTCCAGACGTATTGATATCGGAGTCGGTTCCGATAACTGTGTTACCACTTGAGGTTACATACCCAGCAGATGCGTGGTTGCCCCAGCCATACGCGGTGTTCCAATTAGTTGAGTTGCCACCAGAAGCGGTTATTGTTCCTGCTGTCTCTAAGTTACCAGTTGTAGCATTCAAAGACATTTTTGATGTGGCAGTCGCTCCACCACCGCCAGAGCCACCAGTTTCCCAGTTCCAACCATAAGTTGATGCACCTTCCATCCTTGAACGCAATGCCCAACTTGTGACTCCAGCTAATCCCGTTGGGGCTGTTAAGTTCCCATTTGGTCCGCAACCTGTGACCCCTGCCGCAGCCATGTAATCTTGCCAGTTGTAGTATGATTCATTATACCAAGTGATTCCAGTTCTTGCCGTTGATGCTCTCAATAAAGATAATCCAAAGGCTTTAATCGAAGCCGTGCCATCTCTTTTTACAATACTATTAT